GGGGATCTTTAGTTACATCCGATGGCGGCGGTTCTGGTACCGCACCTACCGTAACAGTTGAGGCAGAAAACGGCGCCGTAGCCAATACGGGAATCATCACGGAATATCTAAGCGGCACTATCTCTAAGTATTCCGGTATGAACACCGTATCGATCGAGCTTTTAGAGCGCGGATATGGTGACGGTAATTTCTATAGTGAGCTAACACAACAGTTAGAAAACGCTTTAATTACTCGCCTTGATACAACCGTAAACGCGGCGTTAATTACTTTCGGTACAGTTGCCACAACGGCCCAAGCTGCTACATCTAACGGAATTATCGCCTATGCCGCAGAAGCCGCCCAAGCTATTTACAAGGGCACCGGGTATTTTGCTAGCAATTACATCGCTAACCCTGCTCAATGGTCGTTACTACTTGGCGCTAAAGATACAACAGATAGGCCGCTATATTCGGCCGCTAATCCTTACAATGCCGCCGGCCAAGTTATGCCGTCGTCAATTAAAGGTAACGTAATCGGCCTTGATTTATTTGTGGATAAGAATTTCGCAGTTACAACAACGGCAGACGATAGCGCAATTATTTTGGCACCCGAAGCCTTTACCGTTTATATGGGCCCCCAAGCTTTTATGAGCGTTAATGTTGTTGCAAATTTACAGGTGCAGATTGCAATTTATTCGTATATGGCCACCATTGGCAAAATGTCCAAGGGTGTACAACGTTGGAATTTCACCTAAACAATAACCACTAATCGTTGGTAGGGCCTAAGCCCTTGGCCCTACCAACCTAGTAGAAAGGAATATAAAATGCCGGCTTCTATGGTGACGGTTAGCGAGTTACGCGCAAACCTTGGCATTGGCAGTTTATATTCCACGCCCGACGTTGAGGAATGTTGCCAAAGCGCCGAAGACCAAATAAATAGTTTTCTATGGTTTGATTCGGCGCCCGTTGTTGGTACGCAATTAAATAGCAACGTAGCAACCGTACTTTTAGCCAACCCCGGCATTTTTTCTACAGGGGCCACCGTAGTAATTGCCGGGGCTGGCGCTACCTTTAATGGTTCATACACAATTACCGGCACGATGCCCTATTCGGCCGGCTCAATAAATCTTTCGGTGTTTATGGGCTATTTAAATTACTACCGTTACCCTGCCGGATATTCTTTTATCCAATACGCTAAAACGGCAAGCGATGCTAATTTTATGAAGGTATTGCCCTACGGCACGGCTACCGGCTCGGCAACTCATACCGCCTATAACACGGTACCAAGTATTAGAGAAGCCGCGATGATTTTAGCCGTGGATATATGGCAAGCCCGGCAGGTATCACAAACGGGCGGCATGAGCCCCGACGGTTTTACTAGCTCGCCCTATCGCATGGGTAATAGCATGATTGGAAAAATCCGGGGGTTAATTGCCCCGTACACAAATCCCGGAAGTATGTGCGGATAGATGCCAACCCCTGCCATTACAACACTACGCGCAACAATCGCCGCGGCCCTAACTGATAACACGCTATACCAAACTTTCGATTTTCCACCGGCGACAATTTTGGCCAACAGTTTAATAGTATCCCCGGCCGAGCCCTATATTACGCCGAGTAATAATATGCAATTATCGGTGGCGCCCTTGGCTAATTTTCGCCTCATGCTAACCGTGCCAATGTTTGACAACAAAGGAAATTTAAACGGCATAGAGTCGGCAATAGTTGGCGTCATAGCTAAGTTGGTTGCATCATCGATTATTTTTAATATTTCATCGGTTAGCGCCCCGTCCATTTTAAACGCGGCCTCGGGCGACCTTTTATTATCCGAAATTACTATATCCGTCCTAACGAGTTGGAGTTAAAACCATGGCACTTACACCCGAGGAAACCAAATTCTTAATAAAGATTGGCCAGATACCAAACCCGAAAGATACAGAATCGCAACCAAAAGAAACACCGACCAAGAAAACCGAGGAATAATTAATGGCCATTTACTTATCAAACGACGTTAGTGTAGTTTTAAATAGCGTCGATTTAAGCGATTTTATACAAAGCGCAACAATCAACCGACAGTTTGAAGAATTATCGGTCGTGGCTATGGGTGACACAAGTTTGAAGTTTGCGAAAGGTTTGGAAAGTAGCACCGTAACTTTAGATTTCCTAAACGATTCCGCGGCCGCCTCATCATTAGTAACACTAAATGGCGCTTATGGAACGACCGTACCGCTAGTAATGAAGCAATTATCTAGCGCAGTTTCGGCGAGCAACCCGAGCTATACCACTACGATTTTGATTAACAACCTCACCCCGATAAATGGTGCAACGGGAGACATGTCCACGCAGAGCATTACCTTTACGTGTCAAAGCGTGATAGTAGTAGCTAACTCATAATCTAAAACAAAGGGGCTAAGAAATGCCAAGGTTAAAAATAACAAGGTCAAGCGGTGAAGTGGCCGAGTATGACATTACGCCAAAAATCGAATGGGAGTTTGAGTTACACGTTAACAAATCGTTTTATAAAACGATAGTTGATGACAATAAACAAAGCGACGTTTATTGGTTGGCTTGGGCTTGCATTAGAAGTAGTGGCGAGGTTGTAAAACCTTTCGGTGGTGAGTTTTTAGATACGTTAGCTAAAGTTGAGGTGTTAGGCGATATTCCTTTCGAATAGTGGGGCGCGGTTCCTTCGGCTACTTGGTCGCCCAATTAGCAATCCGTACGGGAATTTCGCCCCATCATTTATTAGAATTAGATAGAGCTCTATTTAATAATTTAATCCAAGTATTAAACGATGACGCAAAGGATGCCGAGGATGGCCGTAGAGGTAAAAGGCGTTAGAGAAACGGTTAAACAGTTGCGTAAATTTGAGCCCGAGTCACTAAAGGCCATGAATAAAGAAATACGTGCCGTTATGGTTCCCATGAGAAATAAGGCGCGGGGCTACGTCGTGGCCGCCGGTGACCCGCCCGGCAATATGTATAACTGGTCGATGAAGGCCGAAGGTACAAAAATTACGGCTAAAACTTCCATGTTTAGAGAACAAAGCGATAGTAATAGGCCGCGGCTCTTTCCCCTATACGATGCCCAATTAGCTAGTGCAGGTATCTTCTATAGCCAAGCCCCTAGCAAGCGGAATAAGAATGGCTACAGGGCTCTTTATTGGATAGCAAACGCAACGGCTAGCGGTGCCATCTATGAAACGGCAGGGCGTAAAGCCGGCTCGGCCGGTAATGCCGGCGGGCGCTCAAATAACCCCGAGGCCAGTAGCCAATTTATTAAACGCATGGGCCCGCTATACGGTGATAGACAACCCGAAAAAGGCCGAGCAATCTTTAGGGCGTGGTATGAAGACCAAGGTAAGGCCCAAGATGCCGCATTTAAAGCTATAGAAAAGACTATAAACGGATTTAATCGCGGCGCATATGGATTAGCGGCATGAGCCTACCTAAACTTATTATTGCTATTGGCGCCGAGCTTGATAACAAAGGATTTAAAAAAGCCGATAGCGCCATGGTCAAGATGGCTAAGACCGCCAAGAATCTCGGGGCCGCTTTAGGTATTGCCTACGCTACTAAAAAGGTAGTGGCATATACGAAAGCATCAATGGCCGCGGCCGCGGCCGACCAACGTAGTCAATTTTTACTAAGCGCACAACTAAAAAACCTTGGCCTTGCCTACGCCAATGTAAACACCGAAAAATTTATTAAAGATTTAGAAACTCAAACCCATATAGTCGATGACCTTTTACGGCCAAGCTACGCACAATTAACCCGCGTAACTGGCAGCGTTGCAGAAACGGAAAAGATTATGGCCGCGGCTTTCGATATAGCGGCCGGTTCAACTTTAGGCTATAGCCAAACTATAGACATATTATCGCAAGCCTACGTAGGAAACCTTAAAGGCTTAAAGCAATTAAATACTGGCTTAACTAATACCGAGCTTGCCGCCCTTAGTTTCGACCAACTTTTAGTATTACTCAATAAGCATTTCGCCGGGGCCGGGGCCGCCTCGGTCAAAGGCTATGAAGGACAAATGGCCGCATTAAATATAGCCATGGGTAATTCCCAAGAAATTTTAGGCGGTGCGCTATTAGATTCATTCGCCAAGCTCGCCGGTAAGGGCAACTTTACTAAAGCCGCGAGCAATATAGAAAAACTATCTGAAGTTTTTGCCGACCTTCTGAGGGTCATGACGGGTGTAATAGATGCTAATGCCTTAATGGGCCAAGTCGAGTTTGGTGGATTTTTAGGTTTGGTACCTAAAGATAAAAAGAAATCTTACGGCCCAGCTATGCAATCTCCGGGCGAACGTGCCGCCGCCGTAGTTGCTTCCAAAAAGGCGTTAGACGATAAAAAACGCGCATTGGCCGCGGCCGCTTTAGCTAAGAAATTAGAAAACGAAAGAAAAGCCGCCGCCGTAGCGGCCGAAAAAGCCAAAAAGAATTTAGACGATTTAAATAAAGCCTCGGCAATCTTTGACATAAATAAAATATCTATTGCCGCCGCCCTGCAATCAACCATGGACGCCGAAACTAAGTTACGCCTATTGGCTATGCAAGCTATAGCCAACGATAACGGCGAGCTTGCCCTAGAATATGAAAAGAAACTAGGTTATTTACAAGCCGCCAATTTTGCTAATAAGTTAAACGGCATTACTACCATAACGAGTAGCGCCCTAGATTCTTTAAATAAGCAATTACTAGCCGAATTAAAATTTATCGATACCAGTAATATGGCCGCTAGCGATAAAGAAAAGGCTCGGCAAGATGCGTTTTCTAAATATAACGATGCTCTTAATAAAGCCGGTGGCCTTGCCGCTACCATTACCTATAACCAAAAAACTCAAGATGACTTGGCGGCTATCGCTAAACTAGCGGCATTGAGCAATTATGGCGCCGCCCTTGATACCTTAAATAAAATCATTGTAGCCATGGAGTTAAACACCATTAAAGAGGTGAGCACGGCCCAACAAATAGCCGATAAAGCTAAGATG